ACGCACGACAACAAGCGCACCAAGCCGTGGCAGATCGAGATGCAGTGGGCGGCGCGTGAGTACTGCAAGGAGCGCCTCGATGGCCCGGTCGCCGTGTCGCTGGTGTTCTTCGTCCGCCGCCCGAAGATGTCGAAGGCAAAGGCGGCGAGGACGCACTACTCGACAAAGAAGCCCGACGCGGACAAGTTGGCCCGCCTCGCCCTAGACGCGCTCTCCGGCTATGCGTTCAACGACGACGCGCAGGTAGCGCAACTCGCAGTCCAGAAGCTCTACGAAACCGAGTACGAGCGCCCCGGAGTCCACGTCCGCGTATGCGCCCTCGTTCTGTAGGCGCGCTCGGCAGCGCCCGCGGCTTCCGCGCGCAGCTACGCCGCGGCGGGACGGGGATTTTGGCCCCCATCTGCAGCGACTGCCAGCGTACAGACAGGTTTCGGTTTGATATTGCTTGCTTTTCCGGTTATGCGCGACCAACACTGCGGCACCAGGGGTGCCTGCGGAAACTCATGGCGCAATCGCGAGCGATCCAATCAGGGGCGTATGCCGAGGCTCTGCTGGCCGAGTTCGACAAGGCCGTGGCAGAGGTGCAGGAAGTCATTGACTCCGAGAAAGGGAGCAGGGACAAGAAGATTTTCTTTCTCGCGGTGGCCCAGAAGACCGAGATCCTCGCGGCGAAGGCAAAGGCGCTGGGCTTCGGCGCAACGCCCGGTCGGCCGGGCCGGAATGAGGCATTGCCCGCCCCCGAAGATTTGTCGCGCGATGATCTGCATCAGGTCGCGGCGGCTTTCTTGAAGGCGCAGGAGAAGCCGCCGGAGCCTCCGGCGCCGGAGCCAGGGGAGGAGGCGCCGCTTGCGGCGGATCCGACCGACGACGAGGTCGAAGCCTGGATCAAGGCGCGCGAGCAGGCCGCAGCGGTGGTGGACGGAGCGGAGAGCGTGGTGGTAGGTGACGAGGTGACCAGCATGGATGCCGACCAAGGCAGTAACCCAGGCTGACCTCGAGCGCGCCTGCGCCCTCGCCGCCGATTCCTTGGCGGCGTACTGTCAGCTCCTCTGGCCGCAGTACAAACTCGGTCGCCACCTGACCGAGATCACCCGCACGCTCGAAGCCGTCGAGCGTGGCGATGCGAGTCGGGGCGACCCTGACCGCGTCATCCTGCTGTGCCCGCCTCGGCACAGCAAGTCGATGACGACTTCGCAGTTCTTTCCGTCGTGGTTCCTTGGTCGGAACCCCGACAAGAAGGTCATCATCGGCGCGTGCTCGCAGTCGCTGTCTGAGGACTTCGGCATCGCGGTGCGCAACAACATGCAGGATCCCCTGCATCGCATGACCTTCCCGCGGTGCCGGCTGTCGACCGACAGCCAAGCAAAGGAGAAGTTCACCACCACGCGCGGTGGGCAGTTCTTCGCCGTTGGCCGCGGATCGACGACGGTCGGTCGCGGCGCGCACCTGTTCATCGTGGACGACCCGATCCGCGATCAGGAAGAGGCGCAGAGCGAGGAACTGCGGCGTAAACTCAAGTCGTGGTTCACGAGCGTCGCCTACACGCGACTCATGCCGCAGGGCAGGATCGTGATCTGCCAGTGCCTCGCCGAGGGCAGCCGCGTGCTGCTCGCGGACGGACGTAGCGTCCCGATCGAGACGATCGAGCCCGGTAACGAGGTGTGGGGGTACGACGAGCGACTCGGTCCAGTGCCGAGGCGCGTGACTCATGCCATGTGCAGCGGCGAGGACGCCACATTCACCGTGTCTACGAGTCGGGCGGACATCACGGCGAATGAGCGCCACCCGTTTCTCGTGCTGGTGAAGGATCGGCCGGGCGCAGTGCCATGGAAGACCGAGTGGCGCCGACTGCGCGAACTTCAAGTCGGCGACTTGCTCGTCACGCAGAAGGGACTCCCGGAAGAGCACGCCTCGGTGACGATCCTGCCCGGTACCGACCGGCCAGTGACTGAGCATTTCATGTGGCTGCTCGGCTACCTCTACGGAGATGGTTTTGTCACGCGGCACGAGAGGAAAAATCAGCGCCGCAAGGACGGCAGCCCGGTCATCTCGTGGGCGGTAAGTTGCGCACTGAAGAGCGACAGCGAGCGCAACGAAAAGATCGCCCGCCTATTCGAGTCCGAACTCGGCCGTAGGCCGTATGAGCCTGCCGGTGTGCGGGTATGGCGCCTCGACTCGAATGAAGCCGGTCGCTTTCTGTGGTCGCTCGGCCTCAAGTCTGGCGCGAAGAAGAAGCGCATTGGCGACTGGGTGCTCGGCACCAGCGCCACGATGAAGAGGGCGTTTCTTCGCGGCTTGCTCGACGCGGATGGGTCGAAGCTGCCCAGGTGTAACGATTCATATCGTTTGGTGCTGGCCGGATACGACCTCCTCGAAGGGGCGCGTCAACTCGCTTTTCAGTGCGGGGTGCGGGCAACGGCGGTCAAGGCGAGGCGCGCGACTATCCAGCCGCCGAACAGTTCGGCCCCGGTAGACAGCGTCGCCTACTCGACGACGATTACATTCGACGAAGAGAGTGCGGAGGGGCGCAGCGCACTCAGCGAGGATATGCCGCATCATCGGCTGATCCGACTTGATCGCATTCGGGCGATCGTCCCGGCGGGTCGGCGTCGCGTTTACGACTTGACGGTGGAAGGCGAGAACTTCATCGCCGAGAACATCTACGTCCACAATACGCTGTGGCACGAGGACGACCTCGCCGGCTGGTTGATGCGCGAGAGCGAGGACAACTGGCGCGTGCTGCGCTTCCCCGCCATCGCCGAAGAGGACGAGGCGTGGCGCAAGAAGGGCGAGGCGCTGTGGCCTGAACAGTACCCACTGAAGACCCTCGAGCGCATCCGCGACAAGAGCGGCATGACCACGTCGGAGTGGATGTCGCTCTACCAGCAGCGTGCGGTGGGCGACGACGGCGCCGTGTTCAAGCTCAAGTGGTTCAGGGACGCGCAGATCGAGCGCGAGCTGATCCCGCAGCAGTCGCACCACCTCACCAAGTACATCCTCGTCGATCCGGCAAATTCCAAGCGCAAGGGCAGCGACTACACGTCGATGTGGGTGGTGGGCCTGGGCACCGACAAGAACGTGTATGTACTTGACGGGCTGCGCGACAAACTCGGGCTGCGCGAGCGCGCGAACGAGTTGTTCCGCTTACATCGGACGTGGAAGCCGGTGTCGCACGTCTTCTACGAGGAGTACGGCTTGCAGGCCGACATCCAGTACGTGCGCGAGCGCCAGCACGGCGTGCATGGCGAGCCGGTCTACACGTTCAACATCAAGCCGGTGGGCGGCAGGGTGCGCAAGGAGGACCGGATCCGGCGACTCGAGCCGTGGTTCCGCGACGGGCGCATCAAGATGCCGCGCTTCATGCCGCGCATCTCGAACGAGGGCAAGCAGTACGACCTGACGCGCCTGTTCGAGGAGGAATACAAATCATTCCCGGTCGGCGCGCACGACGACATGTTCGACTGCCTCGCGCGCATCGCCGACCCGGAGGTTCAACTCAACTGGCCGCAGACGCAAGAGGAGGTCTTCGCGCAGAACGCCCACATGGGGCGCATGCTCGGTGATCGCACCTCGTGGATGTCGGCGTAGGAGATCGAATGGCGACCGACGCACAGCTAGCCGCAGCCGCGAGGGCGCGCGAGGCGAGGGCTGGGAAGATGAGCCTGCTCGAGCAACTGACCGAGTTCTCGACGGATCTCCTGAAGGCGTATGCGGTGCGTCGCGCCGCTGGTGGCGGTGTGTTCGAGGACCGCTGCTCCCGTTGCCACGACACGAACCGTCACCTGAAGGGGCACGCCTGCAAGTGCCCCTGCCACGACGTGAGGCGCACGCTCGATGCCATTCGCGGAAACTCTTGACGAGTCCGAGTCGCCGAAGCGCAAGCGATCGAAGCGACTCGAGGCAAAGGAACGCGCACGCCAGCAGGCGCTGATCACGCGCTTCAACGACGACCTGAAGCTGTGCGAGGAGTCGTGGGGCAAGTGGTCGACGGAAGCCAAGGAGTGCGAGCGGTACTACGACGGGCACCAGTACGACGAGGCTGACGCGCAGAAGCTGAAGCGGCAGAAGCGTGCTGGACTCACGTACAACCGCATCGCCAAGCGCGTCGATCTGGTCGATGGCACCGAGGTGTACCACCGCCAGAAGGTGGTCTTCCTGCCGAAGCAGCCGACGCAGGAGGGCTCGCGCGGCGTCAGCGACTTGGCAACAGATGCTGTCGACTGGGTGATCGAGTCGTGCAAGGGGCAGCACGAGCGTTCGCGCGTCTGGCACGACGCGAACGTGCGCGGCGTTGGCTGCATGTCCCTCTACATGGACCACGAGGAGGATCCTCGCGGGCGCATCTTGATGAAGCGCACCTGCTCTTACGAGATGCGCTGGGACGCCAACGCTCGCGAGACGAACCTCGAGGATGCGCGCTGGGTCGCGCGCAAGAGCTACTGGCACCTCGACGACATCAAGGCGCGTTTCGGCGAGGACAAGGCCAACAAGCTGAAGAACGGGCAGGCGAAGGAGCCGAGCAGCGGCGCCCCCACACTGACACCCGCCGACGACGACGAGTCGCCGACACAGGTGGTCAACCACGGCCCGAACCTGTTTGCAGCCGGCGCGCAGGACGTGACGCCCGGTCGGCTCGAGAAGCGCCAAAAGGGCATGTGTAAGGTCACCGAGATGCAGTGGTGGGAGCGCGAGCCCTGCATGCTGGTGATCGACGACGGGACGATTCCGATCGCGGAGTTCATGGACGACGAGAAGCCGTCGCCGTCCGACATCGTACCGCAGACCAACCCGCGACTGATCGAGATGCCGCCCGACCCGGCAGCGATGGCGCAGATGATGCCGCCACCGCCGGCGGGGGCACCGATGCCGGGGGCGGCGCCGGCCGCGCCGCCCATGGGGGGTGGCGTTCCGCCTGAGTCGGCGCCGCCTCCCGGTGCCATGCCGCCGGGGATGGAAGGCATGATGCCGCCCGGCGGGGCAGAGATGCCGCCCCCCGGACCGCCGCCGGAGGAGCCGCCGCCGGAGGAGCCGGTCGAGAAGATCCTCTCGCTGTCGATCGAGAAGTGGGAGAAGCTCGCGCTCGACCTCGAGACGGAAGGGCTGCCGCTTCCGGCGGCGGTTGAGTCCGAGCGTCGCGTCTACAAGCAGGCGTTCTTCTCGGACGACGTGTTGCTGTCGGACGGCGACATGTGGATCGACGGGTTCAGCTACTTGTTCCTGACCCACAAGTACGACACTGACGAGAAGTGCTGGTACGGCATGGTGCGGAACCTGAAGGATCCGCAGCTCGGCGCCAACAAGTTCTTCTCGCAGGGCGTGGACGTGTGGGCGCGCGGCGCGAAGGGCGCGCTGCTCATCGAGCGCGAGGCCGCGGCGAACGCGAACGACCTACCCGACATCTGGGCAGGGCCGTCGCCGATCGTACTGATGAACCCCGGTGCGATCTCCAACCGTCAGTACGAGATCGTGCCGCCACCCGACTTCCCGCCCGCGGCGGCGCAGATGACACAGTTCGCGCTCGAGGCGCTGAATGACATCGGCCCGAACGAGGCGATGCAGGGGCAGATGGACGGCGGTGGCGCGCCTGGTGTCAGCGTGCAGAAGGCGCAGGTGCAGGGCATGACGACCCTCGCCGCCAACTTCGATGCGCTGACGCGGTTCCGCTACACCGAGGCGAAGACGATCATCAAGATGATCCGGTCGTTCCTGCTCGACGGGCGCCTGATCAGGATCGGCGGTCCGCACAACTCGCGGTTCGAGCGCCTGCTCGCCGAGCGGTTCTCGGACGACTACGATCTGGTGATCGACGAGGTGCCGCGCGACCCTAACGCGCGCCGGCAAGTGTGGGACCAACTTGGGCCACTGCTGCCGATCGCCTTCCGCTCGGGCCGCATCCCGCATGCGTGGAAGGACTTCTCACCATTCCCCGCCTCGGTGATCGAGGAGTGGAAGAAGCAGGAGGACGCCGAGGCGCAGGCCGCGTCGCAGGCGCCGCCGCCGCTCGAGCAGCGCGAGGAGTACATCGCCGCGCAAGTCGCCCTCGAGCAGGCCAACGCCGAACTGAAGAAGGCGCAGGCGATGCTCGCCATCGCACGCGCGCAGACGATGGTGCGCCAGGCCGGCGTCAGCACGATGGAGACGCTCGCCGACATCAAGCACGAGGACCAGCGGCTGGATCTCGAGCGGAAGCTCGGCATTCGCGACCGACAGCACGAGGAAGACAAGGACACTCTCGACGCGCTTACCGCAGTGCGTCGGGATGATAAGCCTGCGAGCCCCGGAGTGAAGGGCACGCCGTGATAACGAGGAGACGCTGATGGATGACGTGTTCGGAACCGGGCAGGGGCTCTCGGAGCCCAGCGACGAGGAACTAGGGATCGGCATCGACGAGCCGGCCGGTACTGCGCCGGAGGTCAGCGGCGACGAGCCGGATGGCGACGGTGTCGACGACGGCGCAGACGGCGAGCCTGCCGGTCGTGAGGAGCATCCGCAGGGCCGTGCGTTCCGCACGATGCGCGAGAAGCTCGCGGCGTCCGAGCGCGAGAACCAGCGCCTGCGCGAGGTCGAGAAGGACAAGATCCGCTACGAGGAGCGTATGCGGCTGTTCGTCGCGCAGCGCCAGGAGCAGGAGGCGCACCGGCGGGCAGCGGCGGAAGCGGAGGCGGCGCGGCGCGCGGCAGCGGCAGACCCGGAGCCGAACCGCGAGGAAGATCTGCTTGCGTGGCAGGACTGGCGCCTTCGGCAGCTCGACCAGCGCCTCAACCTCGAGACGCAGGCTCGAGAGGCGCAGGCGGCCGAGGTAGTGCAGCAGGCGCGCGTCCAGACCATCCAGCGCATCGCCAACGAGTACACGATGTGGGAGAACCGCTTTGCGCTCGAGGCGCCCGACTACCGCGACGCATTCAACTTCATCGCCGCGGCCTACGCGCAGGAGTACCGGCTGCGCGGCGTGCCGGAGGACCAGCTCATGGCGGCGCTCGAGGCCGAGCGGGCGCGTGTCATCCAGTCCTGCCTTGCCATCGACCAGGCGAGCGGCACCTACCAGTGGGTGCGCAACCCGGCGCAGGTGATCTACGAGACGGCGCGCATGCGCGGCTACGGCGCGCAGCCGATGCAGCCGGAGGGCGGCTACGAGGAGCAGCCGCCGCGGCAGGATCCGCGGGCGGCGCGCCTCGGGCGGTCGGTGGCGGCGGCGGGTCGCAACGGTGCTCCCGGTCGGTCCGTTGGCGCCCCGCGCAGCGCGCAGCCGACCCTTGAGTGGTTCAACAACCTGGAAGATGGCGAGGCGGCGAGGTTCATGGAGCAGTACCCGGAGCTCGCGCAGGAGCTTTTGAGCCCGCACGGGTGATCATCGACGACCTGATGGCGGTGGTGGAGAGCGCGCGTGCGGTCACGCCGCTACCAGACGGCTCGTACATCGTCATCTGGCACCCGGATCAGGTGCGCGACTTGCGCCATGTCGAGGCGCGCCACCGCTACTACTGGAACCGCTGGGTCGAGCGGTACAACCGGCGCGCCGAGCGGCTCGGGCTCGCGCCGCTCAATCCCGACTACGAAGGCGAGGTTGGGAGCATCTTCGGCACGAAAATCGTCGAGGACGCTTGACTGACAGTCTGTTTCGGTAGTAGCGCCGTCGTAGTTCCAAATCCGCGCACCGCTGGGGTAGCCCGCGTACAACCTCCCCCGGCCGCGACATCGGCGCGTTACCCGATGGGGCTTCGGCCCTTCGCGAGTGAGTGGCTCGCGTCACCCCGCCACTTCGCGGGTCGCTCGCGTCACCAAGCGTGGCTGCCGGGAATCGTCCCGGCGGGCTCTCGCCTCCTCGGCGTCAACGAGGGTGTTTCCCAACTGACGCAAGGAGGAAGAGATGGCCCAGACCATCATTGGCGTGAACGACGACCAGGCAACTCGCGCCTGGGCGAAGAAGCTCATCATCGAGTCGATGAAGGAGACCATGGCCGACAAGTTCGTCGGCAAGGACGAGAACTCCGTCATCCAGGTTCGCGACGAGCTCAAGGGCGGCGGACAGAACATCACCCTCGGCCTGCGGCGCCGGCTGACCGGCAAGGGCGTCAAGGGCGACGCGGAGGCGAAGAACCAGAGCGAGGGGCTGAACGTCCGCTCCGATGCGTTCTGGATCGACCAGCTCCGGCACGTCGTGAACATCACCGGTCTCATGTCGCAGCAGCGCGTGACGTGGTCGATGCGCGCGGAGGCGAACTCAGCCCTCAAGGACTGGTGGTCGGATCGTCTCGACGTGTCGATCCTGAACCAGCTCGGCGGCAACACGGCGCAGACCGACACCGAGTACACCGGCCTCAACGCCGCGCTGGCTCCGTCCAGCACGCGCGTGATCTACGCGGCGGATGCGACTCAGCCGTCGAACCTGACGACCGAGGACTACCGCTTCACGCTCGACCTCATCGACCGCTGCGTGCTGAAGGCGCGTACGGCGTCGCCCGCGATCCGCCCCGTCATGGTCGGCGGCATGCGGGTGTACGTGATGATCCTGCACCCGAACCAGGCGTATCAGCTTCGCACCAATATGGCCGAGGGCCAGTGGGCGATGATCCAGCAGGCGGCGCTCAAAGGTGGCATGGTCACCAAGAACCCGCTGTTCACCGGCGCGCTTGGCATGTGGAACAACGTGCTCCTGTTCGAGGACGCGCGCGCTCCGTTCGGCGACTCGGACCAGAGCAACGCCGAGTACCACACCGACCTCGGTGCGCCGGCAGCCGGTGCGACTTCCGTTGCGCGTGCGATCTTCTGCGGCGCGCAGGCGGCGGGCTTCGGCATCGGTCGCGTCGAGAACTACCCGGAGCGCATGCGCTGGGTCGAGGTGCTGGACGACGGCGAGAACCAGCTCAACATTTTCGCGGGCATGATCTTCGGCGTGAAGAAGCTGCGCTTCGACGGGGTCGACTTCGGCTCCATCGTCGTCCAGACCTACTCGCCGGGCGTCTGAGTCGCGGGCTGAAGGAGAAGGAGACAAGCAATGGCGACTTTCTACGCGGACTCCACCGGAGCCTACGTCCCGGCCCGCAGCGGCACCGGCACGATCTCCGTGCCGTTCAGCTACACCCCGGCGGCGCCGTTCGGCGGACTGGGGGACATCCTCATCTTGTGCAAGCTGCCGGCGTACTCGACGCTGCTCGGGTTCTGGCTGGAGATCCCCGATCTCGATTCGGGTGCGACAGCGGTGCGCCTGAAGCTCGGAACAAAGAGTTCCGATGCGCAGTTCATCGCGTCCCACAATCCGACCGGGGCGACAACGGTTCGCATCAGTTCGTATGAGGCGACGGATACGGTCCTGCTGGAGAAGCTCCCGTTCCGCGCCCTCGACACCGACATCGGCGACGTGACGGCCGAAGATGATCTGCGGCTGACCGTGATCACGGCGGCGATCACCACCCTGATCACGACCAAGCCCATCCGCGGCTTCGCGCAGTACGTCTGCAACGAGGCGGCGGCGATGGCCGAGGTCCCGGTCGCGGTTCCCTGATCGCAACCCACGGTGGGGGGAGTGCGCTCCCCCCACCCATGGAGTGAACGCACATGGCAACTCTTCGTTCCAACGTCGCTTCGTCGAGCTTCCAGCCGGCGACGCGACCGCAGCACGCGATCCTCGGCTACCCGTTCTCCTACGCGGTCGCCGCGAACCCCGCAGCCGACGACATCCTCATCCTCGGCAAGATCCCGAAGGACTGCACGCTGCTGGCGTTCTTCATCGACATCCCTGACCTCGATACCAACGGCTCGCCGACGCTTTCGGTGTCGGTGGGCGATGCGCAGGACGAGGCGCGCTTCCTCGCCACCGCCACCGCGGTGAATGCGGCGCGGTCGATCATCTCGACGATGGCGATCACCGCAACGCAGACGCTGGGCACGATCGCCGGCACGGTGCCGCGGCGGTACACGGCGACCAGTGACCTGCGGCTCACGTTCCAGGCCACGGCGGCGACGTTCGCGGCCGGCACCATCCGCGGCTGGTACCAGTACACCACCTATCCGAAGTACCGGGATCCGGGGCAGTGATGCGTCGGCTCGCGGCACTCGCTGCGTTCCTGGTTCTCGCGCTCGCCTCCTCGTCGGGCGCGCAGAATCAGGGTGCAGCGGCGAACCACCTCGCAACCGGGCGAGGCTCGGTCCCGATCGTGAAGACGGTGACCGGGGCCGTCGATGGGTCAGGGACAACGGCGTCAGCAATCGCCGCGGTGACGGGTAAGCGCCTCAGTGTCATTGGCGTGACGCTGACCAATACCGGCGCCGCAGCGGGGCTCGTCACGTTCAGGTGCGGCGCCGGTGGTACGTCGATGTGGCAAGCCAATGTGCCGGCGACGGCCGTTGGGGCGTTCATCCGCGATTCGGCAGAGTCCGGTGGGTTCCTGTTCCGATGTGCGGCTGGGCAACTTGTGGAGATTCTAAACGCAGTCGCGGCAAACGCCGTGCAGTACAACATCCGCTACGTCGTCGAAGACTGACGCAGCGAGGAAGGAGAAAAACATGGCGAACTTCGAGAGCAAGTCGGCCCCTGCCGACCCGTTCAAGACCTCCAACTCGACCGCCAAGGTGGCCGAGACGAACGGCGAGCCGGGTGCGGAGCGGGTCGGGAACACCGAGCCGAACCCCTACGGGCCGAACCTGAAGGGCAAGTGATTCCTCCCCCCGCCGCGCACGGCTGGCGATGCGCGGCGGGGATTCCCCTCTCTGACCACCCCGGCGAGGTCGCATCGTGAGCACGTACATCCAGATGCAGCAGCGAATCGCGAACGACCTGAAGCGCGATGACCTCGCCACCGAGATTGCCGAAGCCATCCAGTCGGCGATCAAGTTCTACCGCAACCGCCCGATCGTCCAGTCGCAGGGCACGCTCGCCGCCATCGCCGCCGTCGAGGAGCAGAAGGAGTACACGCTACCTTCCGACTTCATCGCGGCGATCCAGATCACCGTCGAGGCGGACGGCGTCGTGACGCCGCTCTGCCCGCGCACGATGCAGTGGATCGACGAGGAGGACTCGGACGCCGACGACGTGATCGTCGGCGTGCCGACCGACTACGCGCTGGTCAACGAGACGACGATGATCGTCTACCCGCGGCCAGACGACTCAGTCGTCGAGTTCGGCGGGCGCTACATCAAGGCCGTCGCGGCGCCGGTCGATGACGATGATACGAACTTCTGGACGACCACCGCAGAGCGTGCAGTGCGCTGCCGTGCCGTGGCGCTGCTATACGACGACACGCTGCACGACCCGGATCTCGCCGAGCGCGAGTACGCGAAGTCGAAGGAGGAGTGGTCGGAGATCGTCCTGCAACTCGAACTGCGCGCCTACTCGGCCGGCATCCGAGCCTACGGGTGAGCGATGATTGAGACGCTCGTCCTCGCCGGCTTCGCTCCTGACCGCCAGCTCGACATCAAGCCGGGTGCGAACGAAGCGCACTTCATCGCCTGCGATGGGTTCTACCCGACCTTGCGCGGCTTTCGTCGCGAGCCGTCGCCCTCGATGACCTACGAGGCATTGCCAACGCGAGTCAGCCCGGCTGACACCGGGGCTTGCTACGGCGCCTACGTGGCTCGCTTCCTCGATGGTGCGACCAAGCTGTTCGTCGCGACGAAGACGCGCATCTATCGCGGGGAGAACGGCTCGTGGGTCAACTACAACCCATCCGGCGTCGACTTCGACACCCCGGCGATCAACCGCTGGCGCTTCGCGATATTCGGAAACGACTGCATCGCGGTGAACGGCGAGTACGACCCGATTGTCGTTACCGACGCTGGCACCGAGTTCGCATCTCTCGCCGGCATCCCACCGAAGGCGAAGGTCGTCGCCGTGGTGAACCCTGGCGGCAGCGGTGCGTTCGTTTTCCTGCTGAACTTGGCGCCACCCACGGGCACGACCAGCACGGCGCTCACGCCGACGATGTGGTGGTGCTCCGCGATCGGCGACGACACGGAGTGGACGCCTGGCACCGACACGCAGTCGGCTAACGGCTACTTGAACGAGACGCCAGGCGAGATCACCGGGGCGAAGGCCCTTGGGCCGTCGCTCATCGTCTACAAAGAGAGTGCGATCTACACATTCGAGTACGCCGGACCGCCCACGATATGGAATCCGCGCCTCGTGTCGAGCGATGCTGGCGCGTTGTCGCACGAGGCGATTGTCGACCTCGGGGATGCCCATGCCGTTATGGGCTACGACGACTTCTACATCGTGGACGCATCCGGTGCGCCGCGGAGCATTCCGAACGAGCTGCGACGCTTCATGTTCCACGACAATGGCACCGGCCGCGGCGATCTCGATCGCAACGTCCAGTACGCCGTGTGGGGTCGCTACAAGGGATCGACGGAGGTGGTGTACTGGCACTACCCTTCGATCGAAGCGGCATCGTCCACCCCGCAGGCGTGCGACAGCTACATCGCGTGGCATCGCCAGACGGGTCGCTGGGTGCAGGGCAAGCTCGACGTGGAAGCGGTGGTGCTGCCGGAGATGCCGGGGGCGCTTGGATTCACTTACGGCGACTTTGGGTCGCTGTACGATACGTGGGAGGATCCCGACCAAGTCGCGTATGACTCCTACCTCTTCTCCGGCTCGAGCGATGTGGCGCAGGCGATCATCAAGTCGTCGGACCACGCCTTCTATACGCTGACCGGAGAGCCGGCGGCCGGCGGGTACTTCACGCTCGGTGACCACGGTGATGGGCAGGCGTACTATTTCCATCGGCGTCAGCGCCCGCGGTTCTCGATCTACCCGGCGAACATCGGTGCGAAGATGATCAACACGACGCGCGTCAACCTCGGCGCGTCACTGGGCAGCGAGCAGGACGCGATCTTTCTCGACCGCGATCCCGGCTGGGTGAACTTCCGCGCCAACGCGCGCTTCCACCGCTGGAAGTACGTTATGCCGGTGGGCGATGCCGAGATCGGGGAACTCGACATCGACTACGTGCCGATGGGTACTCGCTGATGATCCGCCGTATCCCACGTCGCCGCTTGCCTGACTGGACACCCGTGCCGCCGAATACGGCGACGGCCGAGCAGTGGATCCATGTGTTCGAGAGCAAGTTCGAGGCGTGGCGGAAGCTGATACACCGGCACCTCGACGAGCAGTTCCGCGACATCCTCGAGCAGGTGAATAGCCAGGTGCAGGGCATCGGCGAGGACATCGTGGCGGCGGCGAGCATCCGGCCGACACACGCCGTGCATCGCGTGTCAGGCTCCGCGGCGATCTCGTCCATCGACCCGCCGAACGCGCAGCGCGGCCTCGACGAGAACTACGACCCGCGGCTGGTGTCGTCGTTTACCGGGCCGGTGATTCTGATCCCCACGTCCGGCTCGTCATGGACGCTCGCGACGGGCGGCAACATCGCATTGGCGGTGACCAGCGTCGACTTCAAGGCGCTGATCGTCGTGTTCGATTCAAACCTTTGGTATCCCAGTTATGCGTAGCGCCGCGAAGAAGAAGCCCACCCTGCGCGTGGTCGAGAAGCACCCGGAGCCGCCGGCCAAGGTCGAGCTCATGCTGCGCGTCGTGCCGCCTGACCAGGCGCCGCACTGGCGCGACGTGGTCGACCGCATGGTGACCGACATCAAGGTGCGGCGGTCGGACGGTACGGTACGGCACTCGGTGTCGTGGACGCCGGAGCACGTCATGCGTGTGCTGGTGGAAGGCCGCGGGCACCTGATCCTGACGTTTCACGGGAAACAGCCGGTGGGTGCCGCGATCGTGTCGCGCGACGGCGACCAGTTCGCCGACCAGCACGACTACCTCGTGTGGATGGCGTGGGCCGAGCCGAGCAACAAGGAGGTCGCGCGTCAGGTGCGCGAGTTCACGCAGGACGGCATCGAGGACTTCGCACGCGCGCGTGGGGCGCGTTGCCTGCGCTGGTACTCGGCGCGCAAGGGATGGCTCAGGACGGCGCCGCAGCTCGGCTACATGCTGACGAGCTACTGCTTCGCGAAGCGTCTGGCGTAATGAGGGGCCGGTAGTGGGAAACGAAAACATCACGCAGATGCAGGATGTGCCCGAATGGGCACGATCCGTAGGCTACGCCGGCCTGCACGAACTGGCGAAGTTGTTCTTCAAGCCCCCCGGGGACGACCCGAACAACTACTGGAAGAACGATCAGCTCGACTTCTCTGGAGGCATGAAGGGCTACAAAGGCCCGGACATGCCGCTCCCGGAGCGGTACAACGAGGTCGAGCAGGGCGCGCGAGACTACATTTTCGACAAGGCAGCATCGGGGCAGCCGCTGCGCAACGCCATGGACCAGAAGCTCATGGATCTTCTGGGACGTGGCGACCCGAATGCCGTCGACACGATGGGCGACCTCGCGGACACGCAGCGCATTTTCAACATGGGCGGCCCGCTGTCGGGGGCGTCGCGATCGGCGGCGTTGTCGGCTGTCACGGGACAGACGCAAGGTGCTGCGAATCAGGCGCTGTACGACGCGATCTTTGGTGCCGGGGCGACCGGCGCGAATCGCTCAGCGACGAGCGCACTGGGCAACGAGCAGGACATCGCGCGCAGCGCGAGCTTCGCGAACTTCCTGGCGCCGAACATGGGTGCAGGGCGGGCGCAGCAGCTCGCGACGATGCAGGGGCAGTACCTCACGCCCGGCTCGAATCCGTTTCTCGACTCGACGGCGGATGCGATGTCGCGCCGGCTGGCGAATGCGTATCGGTACGGCACGGCACCGTCGACCGACGCGGCATTCGCTCGAGCGGGCAGCTACGGCGGCTCGGCGCACCAGCAGACGAAGCAGATGCAGCAGTTCGACTTCGGTCAAAACCTGTCTGACTCGTTGAATCAGCTCTATGGCGCCAACTACGACCGCGAGCGGCAGAACATGCTCAACGCCGGCAGCGAGGCGTTGCAGTTCGGCAACCAGTCGCTCGAGTCCGAAAGGACGCGGCAGTACAACACGCAGTCGCAGCTTCTCCAGCAGGCGCTCGAGGCGGCGCTCAATGAGCGGCAAGGCTGGAGGTCGTCGGTCGAGAATCAGTTGCAGCGCGGTGCGCAGACGGCAGAGGGTCAGGCGGGGCGCGACATCCAGTTGCTCCAGCTCTTCCCGGAGCTCATGCGCAGCCGGTACGACGATGGCGACGTTGGGCGCCTACTCGGCGCCGACAAGCGCAGCATCGAGGATGCGCGCAACCAGACGCGCTACCAGAACGACATGACTCGGTTCGAGTGGCCGATGAGGGTGCTCGACATGATGAGCCAGGGTCTTGCTGGATTCACTGGCGGGCAGACGGTGCAGACGACGCAGAACCCGAACGCCACGTCGAATGCCGCGCGCAACACGGGCCTGGGCTTCATGTCGCTCGGCGCCCTCGGCAAAGCACTAGGGCCTCAAGGCCTAGGCGTGACGGGAGGGTAACTGATGGCCCGCAGCGACTTCCCGATCGACATCGTCGACATGCCGGATAAGCCTGGGCGGCCAATTTTGCCGGGGCGCAGGCTGCCCATCCCCCCCGATCCGATAACTGCACCTCCAGTACGGACACCGTGGGACAAGCGTGGCCAGCCGCCTACTACGCCGGGGCGTCCGCCGCTGAATCCGCCGACGAATCCACCGAAGCCGATCACCGAGCCGCCGGTGCGCACCCCGATCGACCCGCCGCCGGTAGAGGGGCCGGGCGATCCTGGGCCGCCGACCACGCCGACTACGCCGCCGGGCACGGGTGGCGACTTCAGTAAGGGGCAGCCGTATCAGGACGTGACCGGGGCGACGAAGTACGGGCAGCCGTCGTCGTTCTACGGCAGCGATCAGGACTACGACCCGTACTTCGGGCGCAACGTCGGTTCGACAGCCGGGCGCGGCGCGACCAACTACGACCCGCTCAGGATCGGCACGGATGCCTACACTGACCCGAACGCCGACGTATGGTCGATGACCGGCGTCAACTCGGTGTTGGCGCCGGGCGCGAAGGTGCGCCCGCGTTACGGCGTGGTCGGCGGACAGGGCGGCTACGGCTACGGCATGGTCGGGCAGGACTACTCGGGGCCGATCGCGAACGATGCGAGGCCGCTGGTCAAGGATCTGCGCAAGCAGCGCCGGCAGCTCAACAGGACGACGAAGGCAATCAACGGTGGCCCCGGCGTGGTCGACGGACCAGGCGGGTTCGGCGGCAACGCAGCGAACAACGGCGGCGGTAGCGGAGTGGTGAATGGACCGGGCGGATTCGGCCCGGCTGGAGGCGGCATGGACTGGAAGGGACAGCCGACGCAGGCGTCGGGAGCGGGCGGCGGCGATGGTGGCGCCGGGCAGAAGTGGGGTGCGCCGCCGCCCGCGGCGGGGGGCAACACGACGAATCCGACGTTCAACACGCCATCGACTCAGGCTCTTGATGCTGCGCTGCCCGGTGGTGGCGGCGGCCCCGGTGGCGGGGCGCCGGGCGGGTTCTACGAGGCGGGCGTCTACGACACGCCGTGGGGCACATTGGTGCAGGACTCGGGTGGGCAGGGCAATGTCTTCCGTCGTCTCGGTGCCAACGGCGCGGATGACGGAATGCGCTTCCACTACGACCCGCGCGCGGCCGGCACCGATGGGGCCGGGCAGAAGGCCGGTTGGAAGTCGATGACCATCGACGCCATGCGCGGCTACGGCGACTACAACTACGCCAACCCCTACGAGCACGCCGCGGCGGCGGGTGCGCGGAAAACGGAGTGGGAGCGTAGTCCGAGCGGATTCATGCAGGCCAAGGTCGGCACCGGCACCTACCGCTGAAGGAGAGGACGATGGGATTCCTTGATCGAGGCAAGACGCCGCCGGCATCAACGAAGGCGGGGACCGGCAACCGTGGCAAGCCCAACACGGACGGCCCCGGCAACAAGCCGATCGACTACGGGCCGCGCCGGCCGGGGAGTCGGAGTCAGAGGCAGCGGTGGGATCGCCGCGTCGAGGACTACGGCATGAGTCCGTGGTTCGGACGTGGCGGTGAACAGATGCCGTGGAGTGGACCGGAGGTTGAAGGTTCGCACCGCGGGCAGCGGAAGCCGTTCTTCACCCCGGACGCGGGCGACCCTCGCAACGCCGGGTACTGGGTGACGCCGCCGAGTGCGGAGGAGCAGGCTCAGATCGACGCTGCTTCGCGGCAGCGGTACGGCGCGAAGCGCGACCTGCTGTATGGCGACGACGACTACATGGCGGCGAAGAACGCGGGCGACCTGCGCGGGCAGCTTGCTGCGATGCAGGCGTTGCGGTCGCGGATGCAGCAGCAGCGGTTCATCGATCAGGGCGGCAGCGCCGATACCTGGAGGGACCGCCTCAAGACCGAGTGGCCTGTCCCGAAGCCGGCGCCGGGTAAAGGCTCGACGCACAACCCGAACGGCAAGCCGCAGCAGCGAACGGGCGTCAACTACCCAGCTCTGCGCAACGACGTGCAGCCCGGCTGGTACGACCCGCGGCGGGACGACATCCAGAAGCAGGAATTGCCGGATTTTGCCAAGATGATGTTCGAGGGATACGTGCCGACCGAGGACATGCCGCCGGGCATGACCTTCGACATGCCGTCGAACAACATCCTGTCGGCACTGCGCGGGCTCGGCTCGAGCAGCAACTGGAA